TTGCGGGCGGGATGCTTTGCGTCCTTAGGATACCGCCCGATGCCGCCGCGCCCGGGCAGCAGAGTCTCGGCATAGGCGGCGACTGTCGCTACCGGCACACCTTCGACGTAGAAGTCCGCTGCCCGGCCCAGCAGGTGCTGGCTACTCTTGCTGCCGCCCACGGCGGCGTTGTGTTCGGCGGTGCGGTAGCCGCTGGTGATATGTACCGGTTTGCTGAAGTGCTCCCGGATGCACTGCAGCAGCACCACCAGCTCGTCGTCGATAAGGACGACGTCGCTGCCCTTGCAGGCGAACTCGCGGACACGGAAGCTGGGCGAGAGCTGCCGGGTGGAGTCCCGGGACATGGAATATTCTTTGATAGCGATAGAGAACACGACCTTTCTTTTTTCTATCCGTTGACATTGTATTGCAAATGTGCTACATTGTATTCAGAAGGAGCGTGATACTATGGCACAGACCACTGTAAGCATCCGCATGGATAACGATCTGAAAAACAGTTTCGACCACATCTGCAACGAGCTGGGGATGTCTATGTCCACCGCCGTGACCATGCTGGCTAAAAAGATGACCCGGGAGCAGCGCCTGCCTTTCGAACTTTCGGTAGACCCGTTCTATTCGGAGCAGAATCAGGCCCGCCTGCGTAAGTCCATCGCGGAGATGGAGGCTACCGGCGGCACCATCCACGAGGTCAAGTTCGATGATTAAGGCGTGGACAGAAGAAGCGTGGGAAGATTTTGAATACTGGACCACCCAGGACCGCAGGATGCTCAAGCGGATCCTACAGCTTCTGAAGGACATCGACCGCAACGGCTATGAGGGCATCGGCAAGCCCGAGCGCCTCAGCGGCGATCTGGCCAGCTATTGGAGCCGCCGCATCGACGATGCAAACCGGATCGTCTACCGCATTGATGGCAGCGTGGTCAAGATCGTCCAGTGCGGCTCCCACTACAGGGACAAATAATCACTCCCGCAGCCCCCACCCGGGGGCTGCTTTTTTGTTGCGGCAGTCTCATCCGGTTCGGATCGCTCAACAGAGGCCGGGGCAGGTTCCGCTCCCTTCCTGCCCATGAGCTGCTTCAGATATTCCAGTAAGGTCATTTTGATTTTCCTTTCGCATTGCACCTTGGAATTATACAAATTCAATGGAATCGATATAATGTGTCTGTTCTGATAAGTATCCATATTGTGGACTGTACGTCGATGCATAACCATACTTCATAGTTATTTGTACTCGCACGGTCGGACCATCCGCGCTTTGCACGGTCAGGATTGCTTGTCCCGTCTTGTTGGGACTTACTCTATACTCCGTATTATTTATTTTGGTTCCGGTGCAATTACCCGACAGGCTCCACTTGAGAGTTTTATCTGTGGCATTCTCCGGAGTGATGGTTGCCGTAAATTTTGTAGGTTTCTGCCATACGTATTTCTCACCGTTATGTTTCTCTCCGTCAAAGCCTCCAATTCTCCACGTCAATTTGATCCCCGTCACAGGGATATAGCTCTGGTACGCCAGCCTTGCCTTGCCGTCCACGCCTGCATATACTTTTTTGACCTTGTGGGCTTTCCCGTCTACTCCGATATAGATCTTCTTGGCCAGGCGGGCCTTGCCGTCCACGCCGATATAAAAAGCTTTTGCCATATCTCACTCCTCATACACGACCAGAATCTTACCGGTGTCCAGCTCGCTGCCCTCGCCGGGGTCGGTGGTCGTGGTCGTGATAGGGCGGTCTTTGATGCTTGTAGTTCCCAACGCCATCCTCAAGCCCCCCTTTCGGCAGCGGCGGTCTCGGTGTCCGTGCTCTGGTCGGTGAGGCCCCACTCCTCCCGCAGGGCCTTGAGGGCGGCGTCCCTGTCCTCGGTCTCTCCGGCCAGAAGGGCGAGGATGGCGGCTTTGGCAGTATCGGTCAGGCCGGTGCCGGGGTCGCCCTTTGCGCCCTGCGGCCCCTGCTCGCCCTTGGGCAGAGTCAGGCAGAGCTTGCCGCCCCGGATGCCGGCGGCGGGTGTGTCGCCGGTGGTCACGCTGCCAATGCCCTCCACGGCGGCGGCACAGGCGGCGGCGATGCCGTCCTCCATCCGGTTGAGCACCTCCGGCAGGCTGACCTTCATGCCGGTGACAAAATGCTGTTTCACATACTTCATGGTGTACCTCCGTTACAAAGTCGTGTCTTCGAGGACGGTGTCGCCCAGGGTGTCCTCTCCGGTGTCAGCGGTCGATGCCGAGGGTCCCAGCAGCTCCACCTGCATCTGGATGCCGCCCTCGGGGACGTTCTCGGCCCAAAACGTGATGCTGCCGTCCTTGGTCTCGCAGACGCCTGCAAGCCCCGCCGCCACCGCCACGGTGAAGGTCTCCGGGGTGGGTACGGCGGAGGGGACGTTTGAATCTCTCGCCGCCCGCAGCTCTGCCGTCTGCTTGTAGGCGTAGCCGGGTACGTCGGTGCATTCGGCCCAGCCGTCCGCCGTCAGGGTCACGGGCCAGATGCCCAGATAGCCGCCGGTGTAGCTGGCCAGCAGCTTGTCGCAAAGCTTGGCGGTCTCTTTGGCCTTGGCCAATGCCTGCTGGCCCAGCTCGTCCATGGGGATGCCGGTGACGCCGTCCCGCATGAGGCCGCAGAGGGCTTCGTCGGTGCGGGTGTCGGTGAGGTCGGCGGTGGAGACGGAGGTCTGGCCCGCCGGGCGGGAGACCTCGGCGAGGCAGAGGTCATAGACCATCTCGGTGCGGGAGAGGTCCGGGCCTGCCGGCTCGGAGGACGGCGCGCCCTGCAGCACCTGCAGAGAGGTGCTGCGGCTGGTAGCGTCGTACCGGAGCACGACGCGGTCGATGCGGGGCAGAGCGCTGTCCGCGAGGGGCAGCGTGAGGGTCTGGGCCTCCCGCATAGTGACGCTGAGGCCCACCCACCGGCTGACGTGCATCCACGCCTGCCCCGCGCTGACGGTGAGGTCGGTGTTGCCATCGGCGGCAGCAGCCACCGCGAAATCAATGTCGGTGCTGTAAACGCCGCTGGTGCGCCCGGCAAAGTAGGCCGCAGCATCCTCGGCGTCATAGGTGATGCCGCCCAGCGGGTAGGTAATAATTCTGGGGGAGCTCAAGCTATCGCCTCCTAAATCTTGTGCCAGACGGGCGTACCCAGCCGCGCGGTGCGGGTGGTGCCGTCGGTCTGACTCTGAATGATGATGTCGGCCACCCGGACGGTGGCCTTGTAGCCGAGATCCGGCAGAGAGCAGAAACAGACGTCGCCCGGCTCGAGGCCGTCGGCGTCCAGCGTCATCTCGATGCTGCCGGTGCGGAGCTGTTCGAGGAGCTTCGACGCGCCCCGATCAGCCAGCTTCTTGAGGTAGCTGTCGCTTTTAACGGTCTCGCCGTCCTCGGGCTGGATGTCCCGGGCGTCCACGATCATCTCCCGACGCTCTGCCCCTTCGGCTTCGGTGTCGCCCACCCAGACCATGGCCCGGTCTTTGCCCTCGCCAGCGCCTAACACAAGCGCCACGTTGGCATAGCTGCCGTCGCCGAAGGCCCAACTGGCCTCTTGTAAACTGCCCCACTTGGTCGAAAAGCGGTTGTTGGGGTCGGCAGTAGGCCGCCAGACCTCGAACACGAGTTTTTTCGCACTGTTTTTACCTATGAGGATGACCCGGAAGCCCAGGTCGCAGGCAGAACCCACCGTTTTGAAATAGTCAAACAGGGTCGCGCCACTGGTCTGCTGTTCAAAAGTGGTGTCGAAGCCCTTCGGCTCGGCTACCTCCAGCTTGGGCCACGGAGCCGCTGCCTTGGCGAGGGCCAGCATGGCGGCCTCGGCGGCCTCGTTCTTGACGGCCGATGCGGAGACCCGCTTGGTGTAGATCCACGTGGCCGGGTAGCCGGTGACGACCAGATTCGCGTCCTCATTCTCGTTGGAGCGGTGGCAGATGCGCATGGGGATTTTGACCGCTGCGTCGGTGCGCACGACCCACCGGCCCTCCCGGAGCAGGGCCAGGTTCTCGGGCGTGGGCCGCACCTCAAGGCTGAAACTCCCCTCGGTGTTGTACGGTTCGTCCCAGTAGACCGACACCCACACGTCGATATTGCCCAGCCTGGCAAGGGTGGTCTCGTCAAGAATGTCGAATGTCATTTCATCGCCTCCGGCAGGATGCCCGCCGACATAGGGTAAAAGCTGATGCTGGCCTGCAGGCCCTCCTTGCCGCTGGCGGCGTCGGCGGTGAGGACGTTATCTCCGGGGTGCAGCTCCATGAGGTCGCTGTCCTCGTCCAGCAGGGCGAAGGCGTTGGTCTCCACGCCGCCGGAGATGAGCTTGACGGCCAGCCGGTCGGTGGTGGTGCGGTAGATCTCCAGCACGTCCCCCTTGTTCAGGGTGGTGTCAAAGCCGATGTGCTCCCCAGTGGTGCTGTTGCGGATGGCTGGGTTGACCACGATACCCGAGGAGCGGAGCTTCGCGGTGAAAGGCACCGGCAGCGCACCGGGGTTTCTGACATTGAGGAAGTAGCTCTGCCGCCACTCGCTGTACTGGTGGCTGTCGTAGCAGAGCGGGAAGCGGAACTGCGGCACGAAGCCGCCCATGACGGCGTTCTGGCTCTCGAGGCTGTACCAGTAGGGCTTCGGGCGGTAGAGCATGAAGTCCAGCCGGGGGTAAGGATGGAGCTGGACGGTGTAGGGGGTCTTTTGCAGCACGAAGCGGGAGAAATAAGCATCCCCGAAATACATCGTGCCTGAGGTGAAGAAGGGCAGCAGCTGCAAAAAGCGGTCAGCCTGCGCCTCCCCGTCCGGCCCCCAGAAGTCCGCGATGACCTCGTGGGCCACGCCTTCGACGCTCTGCCCCTCTACCGTCACACCCTGCTGGTTGACGCCCTGCGCCGTCTTGAGGGTGACGTCCACGCCCGAGAGGTTGTCGATCTGATAGGGGATGCCGTAGTCCCACCCGAGGTCGAGGGATGCCCCGGCGTCGGTGACGAGGCGGAGATGGTCTTTGCGCATGGCAGATGTCCTTTCAGCGTTTTTGAGCCAGGCCCCGGTCGGCCTCCCAGCGGGCCTCCCGCTGGAGGTCGGCGGCAGTCTGGGCCTTGGAGTAGATGTGCTGGGTGATGTGGACGTCCCCCTCGCGGTAGCTTCTGGCCGCAGCGGCGACCTGTGCCGTGCCGGATGCTGCCACCCGGCTACTCACGGCCATGTTGTCGCTGAGGACAAGGGCGTTTGCGCTCTTGACCAGCTTGGCGAGGGACTTGTTGATCTCGGTGAGCTTTGCGGTGTTGGCGTCGATGGTGTCCGTCAGCTTGTTCGACCCGTCGGTGATGCTGGGGGTGTCGAGGTCGAGGCCGGAGCTTCCGCCCCCGCCCCC